CTGACAGGGAACGTATTGTGATTTCATCACAAACAACCCAAACATATTCCTGTTAAAAGGATAGAAATGTGCACAGCACCACATTTTGAACACACCAATTATTTTATAATTCCTTTGTAGTTATATTATGATATTACGACAGCAATAGCTCGGTACGAAAGTTTTACGTGATGGATATAATATGATATTCCGTGAAGAATTCTATATATTGAGGCAATCTCTAACTTGATTAAGAAGTGAAAAACGACAGGAAACAAGCTGACGCGCTAGTTAAGTCGAAAACACCTCTGCATTTATATGGTCGTACCAGAATTTGTAGATAAAAGCGTTCGAGGGCAGCATTGGCCGTAATTAACAATGTCTAACAGTCGGTCCGCGATACTTCGAGTATGCGGAGATAGTCAATCACCTCAAGTAATATAGCATGATACAAAGGAAGGATCTTGTATCACTAGATTTAAAATTACATGTTCTTTATTTTACTAGCGAAATGTATAGCTGAAACCCAACGTGGATGGAAATTCCTAGGGATAGTAAGGCTTGTGGTGTCCAGTGAGCAAAAACTCAACCAAGACCCGTGTCTTAGTTTTGTTTTGCTTTCTGGACTATTCGATTTTATTTAATTATATATCAGAATGGTCATAGAAAGTTTAAACAATATTAAGAGAAGCACAACAAAAATGGAGGTAGCCGAGTCAAAAGACTTTAAAAATTCGACGCGAGTAAGCTCAAAGAGTGATCTCGTGTCCAAGCGCTTTAATAAGCGCAATTTGGAGGAAGCATTGAATAGGAGGAATAAGCGTGTACCTTTCGGAGGGATAACTTATATTGGTGACAAGTTTTTCACCCTAGAGGACGATATACGACGTAATATTTTGCACAACGGTAGTGTGAAATACATGGCGTGGCGTTCTTCTAAAACGGCTGTTAGTATTGTCGACCAATGTTGTTTTAATTCGGATATTAAGCCCATATCCAATTTTAGACATAAATTTTATCTGGTTAGAGATGAATTTGAAAACATTTGGTTTTCCACTCGCGACGTTAGAAGAGTCGGAGTGGTGAAGATAGATAGCACCTTGGGTGTATCATTCTTTTTTACAAAGGCAGGATGGTTTTATTTTAGTGCTGTTATAAATATAACTACCGGCCAGTACACTTATGGTAGTAACGATTTTAATTTAGATTACGAAGTTGTCTCTTCTTGCGAGGAGATGGATAATTTAGTAACACTATTCGGATTGTTTAACACCACAGGTCGTGCAATGGGCAATATTAAGGAAAATAATATTGCAAAATGGAGGAAGAAGAACGATAGGAATTTGAAGATCGCATTACCTAAAGAGAAGTTTCTTTACCCTGAATCCGGCGTTTTAGATGCCGTTGATAGATTCAAAAGTTTTCTGAAGGGTTACAATTACTGTGAAAAAAAAATATCACAGGCTGTATCAGTCTTACAAACTCCACCAGAGGATGTACTAGAACAAATAGTGGTATATGCAGAGAGATTTTTTGCATTCACTACAGGTATTAGTGCGACTTCATCAATTTCGGGTGCTATTTCCGTCGCGTATCTTTATGTTTCGACATTTGGATTTCAGCGAAGCATTAGTTTGTGGGCAGGTAAATTGTTATCGCACAAGCTAACTGAAATTAGCGAGGGATTACAACCTCAAAGTTCA